GAATGGCTATTTACTCACGAACGTGTTAGTCATCCCATTCTGTCTGGATACCGCATCGGTTCAACCGACAGGAACCCTTAATTTTTCACGACTCGACAATTTCGAGATTGTTACACCACCAAGTGTCCCTTTGACAACGATGCTCACTGGTCAATATATATATGGTGTCGGATACAATGTCATAGATATCCATAATGGTTCTGCATCGTTGATGTACTATTAAATTATATACAAATAATAGAATGTCCCAAATCCAGCTTCTTGCACGTGGGATACAGGACGTTTGGCTTTCTGGTGAACCCCAGGTTTCTTTTTACAGATCAAACATGAAACGGTACACACCATTTGGTTTGGCAATCGAACAATTCACAGTGGCTGCAGACGGAAAGATTGTCATCAACACAAAAAGCGATCTGTTGGGCTATACCTACCTCACTGCGTACGACAAAACGACTGGAGCGCTCGCACCAAACCCAGTATGGTCTAACATCATCTCAACAGTCGAGCTCGTCATAGGGAATCAAATAATTGCGATACACGATCTCACGTATATCAACACGATCCAAAAGGTCTTAGAATCTGATACATATTCGAAGCGTTCTCAAACTCCAGCATTCCAGCCTCTCGGGTTCTTTTTTGACCGCCAAGTCTTGCCGCTCGTAGCGCTCAAGTACGCTGACGTCAAGATTAATATCACGTGGAACTCGACGACCGCAGCGAGTCAATATATCTACAGGTGCTGGTCGCACTCTATCCGCCTCGGCGAAGACGAGCGTCGTTTCTTTGCGAATCAGCGTCACCAGATACTCATTCCACAACTCCAACGCCAATTGATTTCAAGCGAGCCAGCTTTCAGTGGACCTTTAAAGTATATTACAGCTCCGTGTGTCAATTATAGCGCAGTGTATAGTTCGTGGGCTACGAAATTTACAAACACGACTGTCAGCATCGCAGGTCATGCTGTATATTCCGGAGATTCGTATGTTTCGATGACATATACAGCCGGACCTTTAGAATTGTACAATTCGAATGGATCCATTTTTCCAACAAGCTTAGCGTCTGTAGGTACTCAGGATGCAGCCGTGACACGAATCGATGCCGGCGGGAATATCGTTTGGTGTGCATCCATGGGGGCGCCCGGGAAAACAGTCGGCCCAAATGATATAAAGGCAGATGCATCCGGCATCTATATAACTGGTACATTTACAGGCACTGTTACATTTAACAACTCGAACGGGACTCCTGGTGCGACACTGACGGAGTTTATAGTCGGTACAACCAACGAAAGTTTTCTCGTAAAGTATGATCTGAACGGAAACGTTCTTTGGTGTACAAAATGGGGAATGAATTCGGGCACAAATGTTATACGCGCATGGTCGGTTGAAATTGATTCAACCGGTGCGTATGTTTCTGGAAGAGGCAGTGGCACGATAGCCATTAGGTTCTATAGCTCGGACGACACTTTTTCGGCGGCGAATAATACATCTGCTCTTCAAAATATGTACCTCGTAAAATATGACACGAATGGAAATTTCATATGGCGTTCGGTTCAAAGGGCAACCGGTACGCCAGAAAATTACGGTTTGGCGGTCGATTCAACCCAAGTGTATATAAGCGCAGGTACCGGGGCATCGACACTCACACTTTTTAATTCGAACGTGACCGGTGCAGCCATAGACATAACGTCGTCCAACTGTTTGCAAATCACGATGACTGGAACACAAAATTCATACATTGGGGCTTATAATCTAACAACCGGGAACATTGTGTGGCGCGCGCGTATTGGATCACCTTCCGCTGGAGGTGTTTTTGGGTTTATCCGCGACGCAGCTGTTAATTCATCCGGGGTTTACGTTGGTGGATCTGGTATTGGTACGATATACTTGTACGATTTGAATGATATACAAACGAGTATAAACGTTACAGGTACGACGACGTACGGGCTTATCGCATGTTATGGTTCGAATGGAATTCCAAAATGGGCTGCCAAAATAGAAAATGTTAGCCGAATCAATTCTGTCGCAGTTTATGACGGATTCGTATACGCATCTGGGTTTTTGGATGGAACTTTGCCGGCAACATTCTTTAGTGCGGACGGAACTCAATATCCATATACACTCACGCGCAAAGGAACAACCCGTGACGCATACGTGGTCGCCTATACAACAGATGGAGTTGTTCAATGGATAATCCAGGGAGCATCTACGGATGGTACAGCTGGAGGTCGGTTCGGTGTTGATGAAAACGGTGTTTATTTCCCAGGATCCTTTACGGGAACAAACATGCGGGTGTATAATCAAACCGGAAATACAATCCTAAATCCGTTGTTGCTTACCGGTACACAGACCGGATTTCTGTACAAGTTTAATCCATGGTAAATCAAGAGGTGTATAAAACTCCACCCATTCCGTCACTGATGCGCAGTATGTTGTAATTCACGGCGTATATGTATGGGTTGGTCGTCGCCAGTGGGTCACTCGAACTCGTGATCGTCTGCAGTGTTATGTTTGGTGGAGTCACGAGGCGATATGTGTCTACGCGCGAAAAGTTGAGAGTACCCGTCGGCTGTAGTTTCGCTGTGTCGAGACAGAATGGAATGACTGCCACGTTTGCAGTAAATGTCGTCGGAACATATCCGTATGGCGTATGGTAGTACTGCGTCGCATCCACCCACTGAGATATGGGACGGAACTCACCAATGTCAACACCATTCACCTGAGTTTTCAGTTGTAGCGTAAGAGCGTTTGTAGGACTCGAAGAATATACAGTTGCGTAATTGTTTGATTGGAATGCCAGGTATTTCACTGGATGCGTGAATGTGAGTTCCATGACGGATTTTATCTGTACACTCTGACGTTGCACCTGAGTAATCAAAATGTCGTGCTGGGGTTTTGTAGCAAAGTACTCTCTTTCAGCCTGGTCCAGATAGATGAAGTTGGACCATACGATGTACTGGAGATCAGAATACTTGGTTGTGCCGCTGTTTGGAATAAGATTTACACCACATGTCGTACCCAGGTTGGACGACCATGTAATTCGAAATTCAATGTCGTGGTACTGAAGTGATACGATCGGTAAAGCAGATTGCCAGTCTTTGCAAAAGAAAAATTTAAATGGATAAAATGAATTGGCGTTGAAACCAGGCTGGATACCTGACTGCGCTGCTAAAAGACGTTGGTTCATGTTCATGGCACCAGTGACTGGTTCGATGCGAGTTGAAAAAAATGAATCTTGTGTATCGATAACCTGTCCACCGATGAGCAGCTCAACCTTGTCAATGACATTGGAACTCCAGTCTATGTTTGGCACCAGGGCACCGCTTGGGTCTATTGCTGTCATGTAAGTGTAAGACAGCAGGTCCCCTTTTTTTTCGATGCGAATTGTCGACATTCCACCAGGTACAGGTTTGCCCTGGATCATCATGCGTTCGATAGAATTAGAGTAGTGTGTGTACCGCTTGTAACTGGATCGGAAGAACGAAACTTCTGGCTTACCAGTAAGCCACATGTCCTGCTCACCGGTCGCAACGAGCTGTAAGAGTCCGCCGCTCATTAATCTACGCTTGAAAAAAATATCACCTAGAATTAATGCCGAGCAGCTTGCTTCAGCCCGGACTCCTCATGGTCGAGGAGGGAATGTACTTCGGTCCCAAAAATACGAACTATGAGGTTATGGTCATGACGGATGACGCTCTGCGTTCCCAGATGACGACCCGTAACAACAAGTATTACGCCGACAAGCCGTACGACTTCCCAGATCTGTACATTGATAAGCCAGTGAACAAGTTCCTGACATGGGACCCGACGAGCACGTACGCAATGTACCAGTCGGCTTCATACGCGAAGCGTTACCCCACAGATAAGTAAAGTCCTTTGCACCGCAGGTGGAAAGTCCACCGTTGGATAAAAAATAGCAACTATGTAATAGATGGACCCCTTCAGTCTTGCCGCCGTTGTCGGTCTGGTTTTTGCCGGAAAGAAACTCAGCGACGCCAAGGAGGATCAGGCAGAGCAGGCAGTGATGCCTTCGATGCCAGAGCAGGTTTCAAAGTTTGATCTTATTCAGTACAACTATCCCCAGAACGTGGACAATGGACTCGATCGATTGAACACCGAGCCAAACACAGGACGTGGGTTCTCAGGCGGATTTCGTCTTCCACCAAAGGATATTGTACCGAGCTTTGGGGACGTTGTGCCAAACGGAGCTCGTTTCCCGTTCGGTCAGCCGGTCTATCAGACGGATGGAAGCCGTGAGCCAGTTACAAACAAAATGAACAATGTCACACCTGCAGACAAAAAGTACGTCGGACGTGGTCTCGGTCTGTCACCAGACACACCAGCATCCGGTGGGTTCCAGCAGTTTTTCCGCATTCTGCCCAACAACATGAACGAGGAGCGTCTGACCACTCTTTCAGGTACGTGGGGTGGTCCAGCTAATCCCGTTATCAAGAATGGCGGAACAACGATGGGTGCCATTTCTCACCCTGCCAAACTATCCAAGACGACATCGGATTACCTGCCTATGCAGACGCGCGGACAGGGACAGGGTGGTGCCATCACGGCACCAGAGGGTCGCCCGGATTTCCAGAAGACCCGTCGGACGACGAACCGCCAGGAGACTGGTTCTCGCAAGGATGGACTCGAAATGGGTCCAGGACAGTACATGATAGCAGAGGCGTACGGTTCCGCATACAACGACCCGATGCGCTGGTCGAAGAATCGTGTCAACCCCGATCGTGCCGGCAATGGTGGACGCATGAACGTGCGTGCCGACCCCGTAGGCGCCGTAGGTGCCAACACAAACACGCGCCTCGAGGCGGGTGCTCTCCCAGTTCGCCCAGCCGACGCAAGCCGTGGGTCTCGTTACCTGCCAAACCAGTATGACCGTCTGAATGTGTTCAAGGGTCAGAAGGATTTCCGCTCATCAGCAAACAACGCGGGACTGGGTTTGGCATCCAAAGTGCTCAATAACAACCCTTTCGCGCACACCTTTTCAGCCAAGGCTGAAACTGGGACCCCGCTTGCTCAGCCTGTAAATTAAATCCCAAGTCGCTTCGCGACTTGTTGTCACGGGCAGTACGGCAGGGAAATTTTAAGTTTGGTAACACTAAAGATGCAAATCTGGAAGTGGCTCCTCGTCATTGGACTTTTGTTTTTGATTACATATGAACCATCACGAGGTGGGGGAAAGTTGATGAATTTTTTTACGAATGACACAGTAGGAGGGAATGACTTCCCCACAAGAGCAGCCATGTCGGGAGAGGCACAAAAGTATAGCGATTCCGGTGACGACGATCAATAATAAGCAGTATATGCTTATTGTTCACGATCGCAGGTACCAGGAATGGACATTCGTCACGGGTGGATGTCGACGTCGTGAGGTTATCAATCCCTTACGGTGTGCAGTTCGGGAACTCGAGGAGGAGACTCGAGGCTTAATCAATCTGAAACGAGGTGCCTACTCGTATTTTCATTTTGCAACCAAGTACAAGGGTCCAGGGGATTCCGAAGCTGACATTGAAGATGATGTCACCAGCATTTACCACGTCTACGTAATCGATTTGCCAATGACGGCTGTTGAACACATGTACATCGTTCGGCGATTCAACGAGGAGAAATCCAAGATGGAGAATCGCCAAACGTATTTTCGTAAAAACTATGACGAAAACGACAAGGTGGAATTTGACACGATCGAAGGAATCACAGCTCGTGAAAACCTATGGGACATGATACGGACACACGTCATCACAAACCCAGATTTTCATACAGCTCTTTCCTCGACACAGCGTACAAACTTTTATTTCCGGGGTTAAAAAAGTCCAAGGGGTCGCGCAGCGAGCCCTTGGACTCGGCGTTGCCCCGTCATGTCGATCACTGGTCACTTCGTGACCAGTGACTTTTTAGCGTCAGAATACACGTGTGAAAATATTGGCATTCATTAGAACATGACAAAGTCAAAGCGTATGTTTGCCGAGATGCTCGTCCAGGCGCGAGGATACGGTGATGCCGACGATATCGCAAAAACAATGTCACTCGTCGACATCATCTACGAAATGAAAAAGGAGGAGGTGAAGAAGGAGGAGCCTCTTTCTCCACCCGTTGTTGAGGAGCCGGAGAAGAAGAAAGAGGACTCCCCGCCTCCCGTTGTTGAGGAGGAACCAAATGTCA